AGGAGGGAACTCATGACGACGAAAAGCCGAAGCGGCGGGCTGCTCGAAGACGTCCGCAGAGAGATGTCTGAGGTGCGGCACGGGCCGTCCTGCTGGTGGGATCGAGTAGACCCAAAGCACCTCGACGAACTGCAAGCCCTCAAGCGGGCGTGGCAGTCCGGCGAGCTTGGCACCCGAAAAAAGACGCTCGCCCGGTCGATCTCGAACAACATGCGTGCTCGTGGGATTTCCAACGTCGGCACGCAGGGGGTGCTTGCATGGCTCGAAAAAGCCTGAGAGACGATGTCGCAGCAGACGTGGCAGCTGCGTCACGCTTGGCGACTGACGCAGAGATTGCACGCCTACGCAGCGAACTGGCTGACGCAAAGGGACGCTACAAGGCGGCTCTGCAAGCGATCGACGCCGAGCGTGCGAGAGCCGACACAATCGCCGGGCTGACCGGCATTGAGGCTGTACGGCGGAATGGTGTACCAAAAACGGTACGCAAGAAACACGACGCCACGATGGTCGTTTTGCTTTCGGACATCCACGCCGAAGAGCGTGTCGATCCCGACACGGTCAACGGGCTGAACGACTACAGCCTGGACGTGTGCGACCAGCGGATGAGCGAACTCATGGAACGCTTCGCCGTGCTGCTTGAGCACGAGCGACGCCTGGCGAAGATCGACCGTGTCGTTGTCTGGCTCGGCGGCGACTTCATCAGTGGGCACATTCACGACGACACGGCAGAGCTTGCGCAGTTGGCACCGCTCACGGCTACCCGATGGATTGGTGCCCGGCTGCGTGGCTTTCTTGACGCCGTGTCCGAAAACGCCCGCGAAGTGATCGTCGCCACCAACAGCGGCAACCACGGGCGAAGCACCGAGAAGCTACGCATCGGCACGGAGCTAGAGCACTCGTTTGAGCAGAATCTATACCTGACGATGGCAGCGGCAGAGAGCCGCAGGAATGTCCGTTGGCAAGTCGGCACCGGGTATCTGAACTATCTCGACCTTGACGGGTTCTTGATTCGATTTCACCACGGGCACGCCATCAAGTACGGAGGCGGCATCGGCGGAATCACGATTCCGACCAACAAAGCTATCGCAGCATGGGACGCTGTGAAGCGTGCGGACCTGACGTGCTTCGGGCACTGGCATCAGTTCCAGTGGTTGCGGGCTGGTCGCTACGTCGCCAACGGCAGCGTCATCGGGCACTCGGCATACGCCACGAGAATCAAGGCGGCATATGAGCCACCGTGCCAGGCGTGCATCGTCATCGACCACGGACGCCACGAGGTGACGAAAGCCATGCCGATCTACTGCGACCGTGACCTGCGGACGCAGAAGGCTTGACGCATGGAATACGAATTGACTGACGAGTACATCGCCGAGGCACGCCAGCGAGCGTATCGCTATCAGGGGCAGTGGTGCGGCACATCGGGATCGCTGGCGGCGGATGTCGCTCGACTCCTAATCGAAAGGAAAAAGATGCAAGGATTTATTACAGATCTCGAAAACTCCAATGCTGCACTGCGTGACGCTGTAGAGACTCGCCTAGCTGGCGGATGCTGCGACGGCGGCAAGTGCCACGCCAAGGAAGACGACGCACCGGAGCGGTGGCGGGAGATCACGCAGGCGAGTGCCGAGAAGTACGCCGCCGAGAGAGAAGAGCAGATCCCGGCTGATTGGATCTTGCAAGGACAGCGTGAGATGGAAGCGGCACCGGACGACATCCGGTGGACGGGTGACAGCATCTTGGCACAGCCAGCCGACGACATCCGGCCCGGCTCCCGTGAGTTCCTCGCCGTGCTGGACGAACTGCGGGCGCTGCACTTAAGGAAAACAATGGATTACGGAGTTGACGAGGACGCACTGAGCAACATCCGCAACAGTGCCGACGTTGTGAATATGCCAGCGTGGGCAGGCTGCATCCTGCGGATCAGCGACAAGATGCACAGACTCAAAGCGTATTTCCGCCGTGGGAAATGCGAGTTTGACGGCGTGGAAGACACGCTCCAAGACATCGCCTGCTATGCGGCGATTGCTCTCGTCTTGCACCGGGAGCAGGAACGGGCAGAGCCGGTCTAGGATTCCGCCCAGCCGCCCTAGTCTGGCGGCATGGTCACTGACGCACCGCTTGCTGCCGCACACCCTTTCCTCGACATCGAGCACAAGGTGAGTGCGTTCCTGACCACCTCTAAAGTGCTTGCCCGTGACGGTCTGACGTGGAGTGAGTTCGGCTCTCTGCTGGTCGCCTTGCTGCGGCTGTGCGTCGAGACGCTGGACGCCACGACGTCGATCTCCGGGCCGGAGAAGAAGGCTATCGCACTCGCTGCGGTAGCGTCGCTCTTCGACATGATTGCCGTGTCGTGCCTGCCGCTCGTGGCGTGGCCGTTCTGGGCGGTCCTGCGTCCTGCCCTGCGGGCGTTCGTGCTCGCCCTGGCATCTGGTGCCATTGAATCCTTACTGCCTCTTGTGAGGGCTTCAGCGTGATCACAGCTCTACTCGTGGCGTTCGCCGTCTATCTGCTCGCCGATCAGCAGATCGCCGAGAAGGCGAAGGCGTTCGTCGCTACGGCAAAGATGCCGACGATCGACGGCAAGCACGTCGCCGTGTTGGCGTTGCTCGTGGCTGCGGCGATTGCGTTCATGCCGAGCCGCTCGAATACGCCGACGCCTGCACCGGCACCAGTGCCGCCGGATGCGTTTACGCTGCGTGGCAAGTTCGTTGGGCCGCAGGCGGCAAGCGACGCCGCCACGCTGTCGGCTCTGTGCGACGAACTAGCGTCGTGCATCGAGTACGACGGCACGCACGACCAACGGCTGAAGACGGGCGTGGCCTTTGACGAACTGCGTATCGCCGCCCGTGAGGCTCGCTGCAAGGGCGACAGCATCGGTGCTCGCCAGCCGCACGTCAGGGAAGCCGTGCACAAGTTCCTTGACGACGCCGTGGGTGCTTCCGGCGGTCCTGTGACGCCAGAGAGCCGGGCGGAGTGGGTGTCGGCACTTCGTGACCTTGCGAGGGCTGCTGCCGATGTCACGCGCTAACCGCTGGTCTATCGGTGCTGTCGGATTCGTCATCGTCATGGCGATTTTGGGTGCGCTCGTGGAGCGTGCCACGCACCGGGTTGTCGCACGGATTGACGGGCAGTTCGGATATACGCCCGACCCAGAGGGTACGCGGCAGTTTCTCGCCACGCTCGGTGACGAGAAATTCTTCAGCCAGGCGGGTGCCGAGGCGATGAAGGAAGCCAAAGGCGTCGATGTCTTTCTGTATCGGCAACTGGATGCGGCACATCGAGCACGCTACGGAAAGCCGTTTGTAGTTGGCAGGCAACAAATCGGCGATTGTGTCAGCTGGGGAGCAGCTCATGCGGTAGCGATTTCTGAGGCTGTCTCATTTTCGCTTGGCAAACTTCCAGAGCCGCCGCTGATGCCGGCGACGGAAGCGTTGTACGGCGGTGCTCGTGTCGAAGCGAGAGGCAAGCCGGGCGACGGTGCCCAGCCTTACGGCGGATTCTCAGACGGTGCCACGGGATTCGGTGCCGCAAAGTTCTTGCGTGAGTTTGGCGTGGTCTATCGCCAGAAGTATCCGTCTGCGGATCTCACGGAGTATTCCGGCGAGCGTGCGAAGCAGTATGGCGCGTACGGCTGCGGCGGGCAGAACGACAACGGCAGGCTAGACGCCGAGGCGAAGAAGCATCCGCTGCGTCACGTTGTCGCCGTCCGCTCGTGGGCTGAACTTGCAGCAGCACTGGAGTCGGGCTATCCCGTGACGCTGGCGTCATCTCAGGGATTCACTTCGACGCGCGACAAGCAGGGCATCTGCGAAGCGTCTGGGGTGTGGCAACATCAAATGTGTGCCGTAGGAATTCGCCATCGAAAGAACGGCGCACCTGACGACCTGTGCCTCATTTTGAATAGCTGGGGGCCAAACTGGGTCGGTCCAAAAGAGAACAAGTTTCCATCCGATCAGCCTGACGGCTCGTTCTGGGCACGCCGCAGCGTCGTGGAGCGGATGCTCGAAGACGCTTGGGCAATCGGTGATACGGACGGTTTCAAGTACCGAGACCTCGACCACGGCGGATGGCTCGCACCCGCGCCGCCAGAAACCAACGCCCGCAAGCCGTCGCCCGCTCGCCTGATCGCAGACACATTCCATCTCGCACAGTAGGAGACTCCTATGTCGCTCGTCATGTGGCTCGTATTCGGTGCCGTCGCCGGTGGTATCGCCAAGGCGATCATGCCGGGCAAGTGCCCAGAGGGCTGGGTTCCAACGATTGGACTTGGCATCGTCGGCTCGCTCGCTGGTGGCTTGCCGTTTGGTGACGCTCCCGCCGGGCTGATCGGCTCGGTGATCGGTGCCTGCGTCGTGATGTTCCTATACTCGATCTGGAGCGTGGACCGATGACCAAGCGTGAAATTCAGACAGCCGTCGTCGTCGCCCTGGTCGCCGTGATGCTTACGTGGTGGGCCGCCACCAGCGACTACAGCCCGGTCAAGCCAGAGCCGAGCCGCCCGGTACTGCGACTCGTCCAGCGTCTCGCCCGGCTGGGCTTGTGGGCGATGATGTTTGCCGAGCAGCCGCCAGCAGAGCCGCAGCACTACGTCGTACACGCCAGAGTTGACGAGCACGGACACCGAGTGATCAACCACGGACAGGGATGGTGAGACGCATGTGGCAATACATCCTCTCGGTGCTCGCCGCTCTGTCGGCTGATCCCGCCCAGATCGACCAAGAGGCTCCTAGAGCCTCGGCGGCGGTCAGCGTCGCCTACGCCGCCACGGCATCCGACAAGGCACCAGAGCCGAAGCCAGAGCCACCCAAGCCGAAGCCTGCCGTCTGCACTGACTGCGGCGGCAAAGGCTACATCGTCCACGGTGACGGTCACCGCACCGTATGCCCGACGTGCGGCGGCAAAGCGTGCCCGACAGGAACATGCCCGCCCGGCGCGTCGTCCACGCCTGCTGCACCTGCTCGGCCTGCGGGCGGGAGGTGACGGTGGACGACGCGCCGGCTGGGATGCTGCCGCATCTGCGGAGCCGGTTGCGTGCTGAAGTCGGCCCGCGAGCCGTTGCCGCTGGGCGTGCATTTGACGAGTTCGTGGACGCCGTCTGCCGCTGCTGGAATGCCGAGCATTGGACGAAGCTTGCCAGGGCGCAGCCAGAGAGCGAGATGGCGGCGGTGAAGGACGCCAAGGTGCTGATCGCCAAGGTCAGGGAAGACGTCGAAGCCATGTGGGGCGATTCGCCAGAGTTGCAGAAACTCTACGGCGATGTCGGCACTGACGCCGTGGAATCTTTCGCACGGCTGTGGTTCGAGAGCATGGCGAACCGTACTTGGATGCGTCAGGCGTGCCGGGAAGCCCGAAAGACTTGACACGCTGGCGACACTCGCACGCATGGGCGAGGTACAGCGGTCACTTCTGAGCGACGACGAACTGCCACCACCGAAGGGCAAGAAACGCCGCATGCCCGAAAGGCTCTCGCCGCAGCTGCGGAAGTGGTTGACGCAACTCGCTCGCGTCGGTGCCCGCATCACTTGGACGATCGAACTGCTCTACGATCCACGCAAAGGCGGGCAAGGCGAGTTGTGCGACAGAGCCAAGGCAGGCGATCACACGCTAGTGCTCGACACGGTGCGCGAGGTTGAGCACCGAGCCGCGACGCTGGCAGAAGACATTGAAGTGTTCATGACGCCGCCCACCAAGCTGCCGGCAGAGCCAGGGAGCAAGGCGAGAGTCGAGGCGATGGCGCTGCGACAGTTGGCGAAGATGCACCTATTCGACTGATCGTATTGGAATCCGTACACATTTTGTCGATTTTGTAACACGTTTGGGGCAAGCGTCGCTGCGCACAACATGACGAGAGGCTTGGCACCGCCAGCACTTCGACCACCGACCGGCGCACCGCTGGCAAACGCCACGATTCACGGCATCCGCTCCAGCAGCTTGCGGAGCGTGGCGGCTGTCGCATCATCCGGCACATACGCGGTTCGCAGACGCGCCTCGGCGCGATAGACAGCCTCACGCTCCTCGTCGGTGAGCGCACCCTCGCCCTGCACACTACCCTCGCACGGTGTAGCGTGCGTGGCGTGTGTATCCTCGGCGGGCTTGATAGGCTGTGGCCTGTCAGATTGCCGCAGCCGCTCGATCTCGTTCGCGGCCTCGTCCATCACGTCGATTGCCGAAACGGCGTTCACGTCGTGGAACCACTTTCGAAGTCGTTCAACAATGTCGCCGTTGGCGACACGATCCGGCGATATGTCGCTTTTTGTGCGCTGTTGCGTCATGTCACCTCCGGTGGCTCGGGGAGTGGCATCCAGTGCGTTGGCTCTGGAAACTCCCACGAATCGCCGTGGCTGGCGTTCCAAAGTCCATACTCGTCAATGTCTGCAACGTGCATCCCGTAGTTCGTCATAACGAGAACATCAACGTCCTCTTCAGGCAGTCGCTCGCTCACCGGAATCCAGCGCGGCAGCAGTTCGCTCACAGCCGCTATTGCATCGTCGCCGCCCTGGCGGATGCGGATGTCGAGTTCCTTCATGCGTCCCATTGCGTTCCACTTTCTAGAATCTGGAATCACTCCACCAGCCCCGGCGTCTCGCCTATCAACCGCCGTATGTGCTCCAGGTGCTCTCGCGTCTCTTTGCTCGGCTCGCCGTGCTTGCAGACGCTGCGGCAGTACTGGTCGATCTCCCACAGCACAGCCTTCGCTTCGCTGCCCTGGCGGGCGGCGTCGAACTCGGACTGTTCGTCGGGCAAGCGGAAGCGAAGGGTGGCGTGAGGCATGGTGGCATTCTGGCACGGGCGTCAAATGTGACGAAACCTCGGTCGCTTTGGATAAGAGCCGAGGTTTTGTCACATTGACAGAGTTGGTCAAGTAGCCGCCGGCGGCTTGGGGGTCAGGTCGAGAGCGGGCATTACGGCTCGCTCCTGCGGGCAAATCTGGCTATCGACGTACAGTTCCTGCATCTTGGGGTCTGAGTGGTCGAGCAGCTGCGTGGCTGCGGCTCTGCCGCCCGCCAAGGCTGCATAGGATGCCGCAGTCCTGCGGAAGCCGTGGAAGCCTCTGTAGGTCACGCCAGCCCGCCTGCATAGCAGACGCAGGCTTGTCCACTGCGACCGGCTCTTGCGGTCCCAAGGCCACACCAGAGCGTCTGGGCTGCGGCGGTAGATCGCCAGCGTCTTGGCAAGATCGGGCGTGATGTCCCGCTCGATGTCGCGGGTCTGTCCCTTTCGAGTCTCGCCAAGGTAGACCACCTTGCACCGCTCAAGATCGACCTGCGCCCAGCGGATCGACGTCAGCGCCGTGAACCGCTCACCAGTGCAGTACGCAGCGTAGATGAGCGTTGACCACCACCAGGCGGAAGGCAAGCCGCCGGTCTTGCCGCAGCGGCGTCGGGCCTGCAGTACCAGCTTGGCGACATCCTCGGCAGTGTAGGCCCGCCCGGTCGGCAGACGCTTCGGCACCTTGATACGTGGCAACTCGGGAAACTCTGCCACCCATTTCTTCTTTGCGGCAAGTGTCCACGCAGCCGCCAGCATGTGCTTGTCCTTCGCCACCGTGGCGGCTCGTGGCATTTTGCCACGCCAGCCGGGCGTTTCTGCCCGCCAGCGTAGGTATCGGCTGATGACAAGGTCATCGAGATCCTCAATGGTCGGCTCTCGCTGAAAGAAGCCCACGAGCCTGTCGGCAAGCATGCCGTAGAGCAGGCACGTCTTGCGGTCGAGGTTTCGCATCGTCGTGTATCGCTCAAGCAGTTCACGAATCGGCATTTTGCTGTTGTCCATTTGTCACCTCCGGTTAGTGGAAGCGAAGTAGTATACACCTGTACAACTCCCGCCGCCTCCACTCATACTTTGCCCGTCCGTCTGATGATAAGGACGGACGGGCAAGCTAGGCAAGTTGTCGGCTGGTTTGACTAGATACCGCTGGGCGGTACTATGGAGGGTATGGTCACGATGGCATACAACATCG